GTTTGGACAGTCTTACACTGTCGATTTCAGGCCGCTCAACCAGTTTCTGCGCTGCATTGACCACATCGTGCTGGACTCGGTAGAGCATGTAGTCGTCCAGCCAAATAAGAATGTGCTCAGACTTGATAGCTGCATCAATCGCCGCTATCAGGTTAGACCCGTAGTTATGGTCCTCCCCTGTGTAGATGATCTGAATACCCTGATCATCCGATAACTGAATCTGCTTCTTACCGCCGTTAATGACAACGATTCGATCACGATTTTCAGGCCAGTAGTCCCGTAGACAAGCAATGTTTGCTGGGATCAGAAAGTTATACTTGTCATAGGTCGGAAGCAGTATCTCCATCCAGGCCCTCCATTTTGCGTGGGGCGCGGGTAGGTCCCCGCGCCCCGCCGTACAGATTACACTACTGAGGCAGGTTCCAGTCCGAGTAGTAGGTAGGAGGAGTACTGTACTCTTCCTTACCACCCTTCTTGAAGTAGAAGGAATCCTCGTTCCAGTCCCTCAGATGCTGCAGCGGGCTGTACTTAACGTTCTGAATGCGACCAGCCAGCTGAGGCGTCCTAAGAATGACACGTGGCTCGATCTTACCTTGAATCTTAAAGCAGTAGTTCAGCTGCTGCATGGTCCACATGTAGCGACCGTTGTCAGTAGCCCAAAACTGCTTGCCCTCAAGGTTAGCGACTTCTGCCATCGCCTGGGTGTAGTCGAGGTACTCCCAGTAGATCGCAGGCACAGCGCCCTGGAAGCGAATCGGGATGAAGTAGATGTCCGAGGAGAACTCACCAGGGTTCAGATGACCATCTGTTGTAACAGAGTCCTCCCAAATCCCATCATCCGTCACCACAGGAACCTGTACGCCGTTGACCCACAGGAAGCTACCGTTGCGCATTTGGTCGCGCATGTCAACGTTAGTTTGATCGTTCATAACCGCTACGTTAGTACCAGCGCTATTCGCACAACGGTTGGTCAGATACTGACATGGCCAGATTGCCGTGAGCTCGAAGAACAACTGCGGCCTCATGGCGAGCACCCACTCTACAGGGCTAAGCCCTGTACGGTCGGCGACGTGGCCGAGGTAGTAGTGCATCATCGAAACGTATTGCAGAATGGTGGGGTCGGCGCTATCAATGTCGTTGTAGCCAAAGTCTTTAACATCTGAATCCAACGCGGGCATGGTCACACCACTAATGGCGTCAACCTTGCCTGTGGAGATCAGTATATCAAGACCAGGAAACTCCTTGTAGCCCCCACCAGCGGAGTTGTTCGCAGGGTCCCCAGTAAAGAGCATGGGAGAGAGTTTGCGCTGGAACAGGACGCCGACGATGACCATCTGCGTCTTGACCATGCTCCGAATCCAGTCCCCTGACTGGTTAGCCTGCTGCGTCAGAAGCTGGTGTCCTTCACCCAAGATGCTGCCCAGAACGCGCAAATCCGTGGTCAGATGCCCATTCAGAACCTGCATCAAGGTGTTGACTTCCATCTCCTGTGACGCACGAGCGATACGACCGAACGCCGCTGTCTGATGGCCGACCTCGATAGCCCCGCCAGGGGCGTCATCGCATACACCGTTCACCTCAGCTGCATCATCGGACTCGAATCCCGTGATGTAGGGATAGATGGGGTTGGTGTAGATCGTACCATAGGCAGGCAGCACGCGGCTCATGCCCCTCGGCGACAGCGACAGGTTGATGACTGCGCTGTCCAACCCGAAGTTCGAGAAGATACCCCCGACGCCAAAGATGCTTTGAGCATCAGGTGTACCGCTGATCGTTTTCTGCACAGCATTCTGCGCAGACAGAAGTTCCAGGTTCTTCAAGACTCCCTGAAGGATGTCTTGGGTTTCCTTATCCATTGCTGATGCCTCCATTGACTTGGAATAGCGCTCGTTGTAGTTGCTCAGACATACTTTTCAGAGTGTCATCCCCAGGCGTACCACCTGCATCCTTAACCACGGACTCTGCTGCAGGATTAGCGGTCTGAGGCTGCTGAGACGCAAAGATCGCATTCGGAATAAGCCCGCTACGAGTAGTATTCGCGGACTTGATTAGAGCGACATCAGACTCAATAACGCTCATCTTCTCCTTCATATCTGCAAGAAGTTGAAGAATAGTAGTATCCTTGTCTGTGGTCGCAGCTGCGGCTACGGGGTCGTCAGCAGTAGCCACAACAGGCTCTGTGACAACCTCTGGAGTGCCCTCGCTCTTGAGCGTCGTCTTGTCGTCGCTTGTAATGTCCTGCGTGGTCTCCATCGCAGACATCAGAAGCGCCTTCAGGTTACTCTCGGGCAGGTCTGCAAGGAAGTCTGCTACAGTACTCTTCAGCGCTGCATCAGGGTCTGCCTTGACAGACGGTCCCGAAGAAGTAGTCAGGGCCTTAACAGCCTCAAGTAGGACGTCAGCGGACGAGGGATCAGTTGCCTGGAGGCTTTCAGCGATTGCTTCAACCTGACCAGGGAGAGTACCATCCGCGCTCTTGTAGACAGCCCCGTCAGTTTCCTTCTGCGCATTGAGTTGATCGACTGCGGCAGCCACCTTCCGTGCGCGATCTGGTCCGACCAGCTGTGCAAGAGCATCAATCTTCCTTTGATCCATTTCTATTTCTCCACGTGTCTTAGAGTCGAATGCAGAGAACCAGTTTGAGGACCACGCCGAGGGCAACAAGGAGCGTTCAACAATCACAATGTCATTGTAGATATGCTTGACAAGATGATTATTGACAACAACATCCTTCTCAAGCGTAGTCGGATTGTACAGAAAAGCAATGCTCGTCTGCCAAGCCCCAGGATGCTCTGCTGTAGACTTCTCAGCTTCTCGGGCAATCTCGTCGTCGTTCCACAGGCCAGACTCAACAAGGCACAAGCCTTCGCACAGTTGGAAGTCACACCTTCCAAAGTCAATCCCTGTCTCGTGCCAAAAACGCAGGGGACCTCGATCTGTACCGACGGCTCCATTGACAGCCTTCTCCAAAGCTCGTTGTGGAACGATGTCAGAGTCTTTGTCCAAGAAGGCCGTAGACGAGATGCTCACCCAGCGACCGCGCCCCGTTAGCGAGTCCTTGACTGTAAAGAAGGCCGAATGCTGACTGTCTTCCATTAGATGCTTCGCAATGGTAGTCCAGTCATCTTTGGACCAAAGTCGCGATCCTAGTTTCGCAACCCGATCCCAAAACTTCAGTACAGCAGAACGGACTTCCGGTCGGTGGCTCTTTTCATAGTCCTCCTTTGTCTCTGAACTCAGTGGCGTAGAACACACGGGACAGGTCTTATCTTCACAGGGCACTCCCGAAGAGCGCTCTGCCCTGTACCCACACTCATTGCAGACGCAATAGCCCTCACCAGCTTCGTTGGGCATCGTCGCACCCTTGCCGGCAGAACCCAGGAGCTTTCTTGCTCGGGCTTGGATGCGAGCTACAAGGTCCCTAGAGAGTGGCTTGCCAGTCTTGTCTTTAGTCTGCGGAGCTCGCGCAATTGCGTTCCGCACGTGTGCTGGATCGACCTTGCCATTGGCATCACGATAGGGCAGATGTCGGAGGCTGCGAGGCGTTGTCTTACCCTCGCCATCCTTCTCTCCCCCTGGCTCAATGTAGAAAAACGCGGAATCACTTAAATTGTTGATGTAGGCAGCAGTCCATACATCCTTTAGCGACTCCGACAGCTCATTAGTTTCCTTTGTTTCCACATTCTGCACAGGCCCCGACTGATCTGTCTCTTTCTTCGTGGCGCTCGGCGCTTGGTCTCCACCATCCGTGCTCTCCTTGCTAATGGCTGTATGGATCGACTGAAGTAGAGATTCTACTGACCAGTCTCCCTCAAACCTTGGCAAGTCAAGCTGCTTCTCTGGGACGATCAGCGAAGAAAGCGAGCCGTCGGGGAACTCTATGCATAGGACGCTCATCTCCTTCTCCGCGATGGTCGTAGGGAAGCCACTGAGCTTCCACTGCTGAGAAGCTCCCAGTGCCCTAAGTACACTTACTGTGTCGTACCCCATTGCTTTTACCTCCACCTACTGCACAATCGCCTTGTTCAAACCGCGCTGAATCGCATCAGGAATCCGCTTGTTGATCTCTTCTTGCATGATGTCAGCAATATCGTCACTAAAATGCCGAGCTTCTATACCCTGATACACAGACCGTGCCCCTACTAGGTCTCCTCCACGTTCTGACTCCCCTGAGCTTAGCACGTGCGGTGTCGTACGAGCACGATATTCTGGCAAGAACATCATCATGGGTTTAGTTCTGGCCTCAATGACATGAGGAGCTACCCCTTGATCTACAAAGGTGTATATCTCTGCCGTAGTATACCCCTTGTCTGCGACTTGTTCGCCATTCTCGACTACACCCACGGTAATGCGTACATCGTTACTCACAGATGCACTCTGAGAACCTGCAGGCTGACTCTGCAAACCAAGTTTAGAAGCAAACTGTGGTTGAAAGGACCATCCTGCTGTTGTCTTCTTATAAAGGTCCACAGCCTCTTGTGCTATTGCTGCCAGCTCACGTAGTATCTCCTGGCGAACTGCGTCCGGTACGATCATCCTAGGCAAAATCGTCCTGCCAGCCAGTTGCGTACCAAAAGGCAAATTGCCCATACACACAAAACTACCGCTGGCTTCAGAAGTGCTACGAGTGAAGACAACGTTATCACCGCTCTGATGAAGTGTCATCTAGAGTTTCCTCCGAGCGATCAGCGCCTGCACAGCATCAAACGACTGCCGTAGGTCAGCAGTGCTGCGCACGATACGTTCTACTACTTCCGTCCCTGGTTCGTTCATCTCACCCACTGTATCCAGGAAACTCTCGGGGGCATCGCCTGCAGACACAGCTATCTGCAGTGCTTGCTGCGGCGTGATCTCGCCTGAGTTTACCCGCAGCGCCCGCTCTCGCGCACGAGCATGGGCGAGTTCTACTCGGATTCTCTCAGCCCCCGACTCGGTCGACGTAAACTGGAACGTAACTGTCTCCGGCAGCACAAAGTAGTTCAGGTTGTACTCAAACAACTGGACAATGAGTCCAGGCCCCTTACCACGAGCGCTGTCTGACATCTGCTCAACCTGCGATGCCGTGCCCAGGTTCCCACCAGGAAGTGGAGCGAACTCGCTGTAGTGCGTGCCAAAGCCCAAGGCCAGGGCTGAAATGTACCACTTAAAGGTTGTGTCCTCATCGTAGCCATCAGGCAGCCCTGCTAGTTCGATCAGTTTGGCATCTACAGGCATGCCTGCGTCGTTCGAGGAAAGGATCACAGGGCCTGTATAAAGCGAGCGTCCTTCCTGCTCCTGCTCCTGAACCATCGCGTTCGTGATGGCCTCCTTGACGATACCACGGCGAATGCCCTGCACGAACAGCATACCAGGGACGCGCTTGCCAGAAAGTTTCTGCCGCTTGTAGACCCCAATGTCACGGAGAATCTGTGCAGCTCGCAGAACGCGAGAGACGGCGCAGTAGCCCCAACCTCGCAACTCCTGCTGCGGCGTAGGCATGTCCGCGATAGGCCGCACGCTGAACCAGGGCAGATCATGTACAGTACCACGCTGATCCTCGTATTGGACCGGTATCAAGGGATTTCCGGTATGACGGCAGCGAGCTGAATCAAGATGCCCAATAGCTGCGGGTATACTAGTGCTCGATGCTCCAGGCCGCCGCCCCAGTTCCATAAAGCCGCCATTGTCCGTGGTGAAGATGTCCTGCATCATCTTCATAAGGAAGTAGACCCATCCGCTTCCCAGGTCTGCAGACTGCAAGATTGTGTTGGAATAGTTCACAGAGCGAGCAGGACCCGTCATCTTGTAATCGAGCGCGCACAGCTTGGCGCACATTGAGAATACGGCCCCCGCCAGCATAGGCTCTTCCTTCCACAACTGCCTAAGCTTGAGGTCTCTTGCCTTGCTTGGCCAAGCGGGAACCGTGTCAGCCACAGAAGCAAAGTACATTACAATAGGATTTTCTGAGATCATCTGTGACATAATCTCAGGCTGTGGATTCTGTACACTGATGGATAGTAGTTTTTCGGGATCAGTAATTGCCATCAAGCTACTCCGCTAACGGTGCCGCCTGCCGATGCTAGGATTTCCCCACATACGCAGGTATTGAGCAGCAATGTTGGGCATCGCCCGTGGAACGTCGATACTCTCTGCATACACCTCTTCCCGCTCCTGCTCTACAGTTACGATCTGATGGGCCGTGTCGAAAAACCGAAGCGGTTCCCCAGGAGTTTTCTCTCCCCAAATCTCTTCACGATCTTTGGGCCATACACCGTAGCGCATCGCATCGGATGCATTGTCCTCTTTCTTCAGCGCCTGCTGTGTCTTAGGGCTCCGCGAGTACGCAGGTAGCTCTCTCAAAGAGAACTCACAGCGCGGATGGAAGATCAGATGCGCTTCGCCCTTACCGTTCTGTATCCAAGATGCTGTGCGCTTGATACCCTCGACTACATCGTGCGTGGCAGATACTGTGTCGATGTCCATCTGCCACAGACGAGAGCGCAGTTCTGCGGCGCTAGAGTCTACGTAGGCAATAGTTGGGTGCGCTGGACACTTCTCCAACGCCCGCTTGATTGAGACCTCTGCCAGCTCACCAACTACGACATACTCATCAAACACGTGCAGATTAGGTGGAATTACCTGTGCCATTAGAATAACACGAGGGTGGCCTTCTGTAAAGCCATCATCCACCCACCACTCAATTGGCACTCCTCCCCTATACTCCGCCTGCTGAGAGACGTTGGGACCTCCAGGTGTAGGATCGAACATGTCCCACACAGCGCCTTCCAATGTAACGAAGGCACCCTCAAGCTCCTGCTCACGTAGTTTGCCCGAGTATAGACCGCTCTGTGCGGCATAGTAGAATGGATCGAGATTCTTCTTGTTGTCCTCCGTCCTACCATGGAAGTATTCAACAACCGGTCCCTTATAGCCTAACTCACGAAGGAGAGTCAGCGCTTTATCATCAAACAGCTTGCGATAGAACACGTCGTATAGCCAGTGACTGATACCGTTCGGCGTCGTTGTCACCCACAACTGCGGGTTCTGCCCGATACGAATACGACCTAGCAGGATGTTGAAAGCATCGCGGGTTTGCTTGCGACCACCTTCGTCAAACCAGCACCAATTGACGTTGGGACCTGCCCAACTCCTTTCGTCCTCAATACCACCGTAGTAGACGATAACTTCCTTGCCACTGATGTTGAAAGTAAGGAACTTCTTCTGTGTGTAGGGATGATCCAGGTTGGCATTGGTACAGCGGCCCATGGGAGCCCACTTTAGAAACTCAGGCCATGTCGACTTGGCAAACTGTGGGAAGTCCGGTGCAACGATAATGCCGTCTTCCTTGTCCTGTATTTTCCTTACTGCTTTTACAGCACCTCCCGCTGTTTTTCCACTTCCAACGCCGCCAATATAACCTACAACACGAGCTTGGCTCAGCAGGAAATCAGCCTGTGCTTGGTTCTCAGAAGCGTCAAAAACTTTCGGCATTAACGTCTGATCCGATGGCGACGAGAGGTGCCTCTAAAGGACCATAAGTGGTTCGGGTCTGTCACACTGCTACTACCACCCTCAAAGTTACCAGCTATCTCCAAATAAACTTTAGTAGGATAAGTTTCATCAATAGTGAGTGATGGAGAAGCCATCGAGCACATCCACAGATCGTTGCTTCCAATCTGCAGATTATGGTAATCTCGCTCGTTGAGAAAGAATAAGCGTGTCCACGCAGCCTTCTCGACAGCAGCTACGTTTAGATCGCCATGGACTAACGCCCCAGCGCCGCTATCACGAGCAAAGTCAGCAATGTCTCCGTAGTATGACCCGATAGTGAAGTCATTGAAGAAGTTTAAAGTCTGCACGTCGGTGGCTACAAAGGTTCCTCGGACGACGTGCATGTCTGCATCGTATTTGGCATAGTCCCAGGCAGTAAGCAACTGGCACGAGTGAATGGTAACAGTATCCACTGTAGCGTCCACACCAATAGCTGTTGTATCGAAGGCGCAGCAACTTCTGGTCAGACGGAAGCCACCACTAATTGCATAGTTGTTGCTGCCCAAGCCATAGCTCACCGCAAACCAATCATTCGCCTGAGTAGCATTGCGAACCATAGCCCAGGAAGTAGATGGCGTAGACCGCCCATTTCCATAGCCCTTACCTGTCAATTCGTCGCCCGTAAAGATCATAGCATCTATAGCCAGCGGCCAAACTACAGTACCGAGAGACGTCTTCGTTGTAGAGTACTTAGTATAGAGAAGCTTCCCGCCTACTATCTCCAACCTGTGCTCTACCCCGCCTACCCCTGTGCAATTGGCATCTTCGACTAACGGTGTGCCAATTGCAAAAACGTACTCCTTCGTTGCTTCGTCAATAAAGATATAGCGCCCGCCCTGCTCAGGAACATAGATCGTACCATTGAGCTTGTTCCGTACTGCTAGACCACAAAGTTCAATCGCCTCAACGATGACGAAGGACGTACACTTTGGAATAAAACACCAAGACATAGCAGTTTCAGACCCAGGCAGTGTTGCTATCTTTACGCTGGGCGTAATCTGGTGCTCGATCCTCCTGTTGGTAGCAACAGTGCTGAAAGCCGCTCCCGTAGGATCACTGACAACTTCTATTCCACTGAGTTTGATACTCTGCAAGCCAAACCGTGCTGTCTGCTCACTCCTCCTTTGTAGAGTAAACAGCCGATCAAGCTTACCGCTCTTAGAAAAGATAATCGGCAGGTCAATCCTACGCACAGCATAGTTGACGTCTTCAGACGCAAAGATCGGATCAGGATCACGAAAGTTGCCGTTCTCGTCTCTATAGAACTGCGAGCCTACATAAGTGCGAAGAATATCCTGTTTGGTCTTATTGTCACGGAACAGCGCCGTCCGCCTTGTACGAGCGGATAGTACCTCCGTCAGGTCATTGGAGGGCTCTAAGATGCTCACGAAATCAGCTCCCTACCCAAGATACACCGTCACCGTTCGTAGCTGCATCAATATAGACAGCAGACACATTGCTTACTTCTACAAAAATCAGCTCCCCTGCAGCTAGAATGAACCCGTTGGCGTTATCCACACCTGAGTTTCCTACAAAGATACTGCCTACGTTGCCACTCTTGGCCTTAATTGTCACACCGGCCAGCAATAGCTGAGCACTGCCAAGCACTTCGGCAGTACCAGCAGCTGCCACATCGTTCTGACCACTGTAGACAGCTGCTGGCAGTACGACTTCCTGCACTGCTGTCTTTAAGTTTCCAGCAGCAGTTAGGGCAGCAGGTAACTGACCGGAAATGTCTGCACCGCCGCCGATCTCTTCTGGATTGACTACCCGTACTGACAATGCTACTGCGCCCTGTGTTTTCCCCGGCTTCCAAGATGCCACTGTGTGCCTCCGTTTATGGCCCCCAACTGATCTCTACTCGTCCATCTGGTAACAACTTCAGAAACAGTTTCAGCTCGGTCGTCACTGACGTAGGCGTCGGTAGAGCGGTTATTGTTGCGGTTGGAACCCGCGTAGCCGTCGTTGTTACCGTAATCGTAGGCGTAGACGTCGGCGTAGGTCCTGTCTGCTGAATCAGCTCAAAGCGATGAACATACTCATCACCATCACCAGCGCTGCGCACAGCCAGCCCCAAAGACGGATCGACGTTTGGTATGTCCAACGTCAGGTCAGTCCACCCACGATCTGCCTTATAGATGATTCGCCAGTGCTCCCGACCCGCTTTGTCATACCAGAATACCTCTAACGTGTCGGTGCCATAGTCCAGGTAGATCAACCGAACAGCATAAGGGCCTGAATGCAAAGCCAACCACTCTGACGATACAGCGAAAAGAATCTCGGGAGTGTCCGGAAAGAGGGTCCTTCTGCTCTGACGACCATAGTCGGAGCTACGCCCCACTACAGGTAGGTCCTTCTCCCACACACGTGGGGCGTAAGACACTCGACAAAGACCTTGAGACCAATCACCTGTCTTGCCCGACACTCCCTGAGTTCCCCAAAACACTGGCTCGTATTCGAGATCACGTAGGACGGTCCACACTGAAGGCAGTTTTGTTATATCGCCTGTAAGGTGGGAGTTCGCCCATCTGATGAGCTCTGGTTTCAGTCGATAGAACCAATCCGAGTGCAGTGTTAAGAGAGACGGATTAACATCGAGGCCTTCGTACAGAGCCCACAGGCCCCACTCATTATCCCCAATCGAATGCGCAGTTTCCAGCCAAATAGAGGTCTGCCCTGTGTACTGCTTGATCATATCCATCGAACCAATATAGCCACCGTAGCCCTGGTAGCTGTCGATGTCAGGCGACATGCCGCTGTGCTTCATGCCGTGCCGTACAGGGTCTGCCATTACCAACTCGGCCCACTTGCCACGTGCCATTCCACCTGGAGCCATGTTCATATAGGTCACAGTGTTAGGGAAAGCGGCGGCATAAGCCAACGTCACAGAGGGGATATGGTTGTTGCCAAAGCGATACTCTACGCCTGCGGCCTGGGTTCCCAGAAGCGCGTACCAATCCACACCCAGCCAAGACTTGACGATCTGTGTCTCTCCGTCCAGCCCCATGCCCATAACGATGGCAGTGATCCGCTGGTCATTTGCATAGTGCTGACCAAAGGCCGTGATCATCTTGAGGTAGCGATCCCGCCACAGATAACTGTCGTAGGCAGGGATCACAGCGGTCAGACTGCCCTGCTTGAGCGCATGGCCAACTTTCTTCCCGCCTATCACAGGCCGAGGATTATCGGGGTAAGCTTTGTCCATCTCCTGATAGACCCACTGAGGCGTGCAGTCGGTGAAGACAGTGCTACCAGATTCGGAGGAGGAGAGGCTAGGGATAATAAAAATGGTGGTAGGCTTGGGGACTTCTTCGCCTGACAGAAGTGTGACTTTTAGATCACGCTCCTCGTCAAGTGCCTGGTCGATCACGCCCCAGTTAAAGCCGTTGTAGGCTGGGTTGATCTGATCCCACCGGAAAAACTTGACGGCACCGACTGGTCCGAGCTCTGGCATGAGCTTCTGAAAGTCAGTGCCGTGATCAAAAAGCTTGTAGAGTATTGGAACCGGAGTTCGCACAGGCCCCTGTGCGCGAACTTCTATAGCAAACGAAAGGCCCAGGATGATGACTATGATGTAGAGAAAGACTCTCTTTAGCATCTAAATCTCCGAGGTGCCTGGGGACTATGGCGGCGAATAGCCCCAGGCACTCGGTGAAGGGAGGAGGGAGTAGTTATATTTATGGCCGTCGAATATCAATCAGAGCGTGAGCGAACGCTAAGAGCAGAAGGTCTTGAATCTTTGCCCCCTTGTCGTGCTCGGGCAGAAGCGCACGCATGTGCTCCCCCCAGTCACAAAGCAGGCCGACTAGCAGCTTAGATAGGATTACTTCCACTTGTAGCCCTTAGTGGCAATGACGTTCTTCACGTATTCATACACACCACTTGCCAGTAGTGACGCGAAGAGGGCATTCAGCAGTGCGTCGCCCGCCGTGTAGGTCTCGTTACGCAGAGACATCGTGATGGCCAACCCAATGCCAAACGTTGCCAGGTTAGTCAGCATGTCCTGAACTTCAACTGCGTTTGCATCACCTACGGGAACCGTCCGCTCGGCAATCTGTTCGACTAGCCAGACGATGAGTCCTTTGAACGCAAGCACCAGCCGTTTGCCAAACATCTGCATGATAATGACCAGCACGATGCTCAGGAACTGAAACTGGCGAAGCGTAGCGACCGTGACCTGTGAAAGATCATCAATTGAAAACATAAGCTATTCCTTTGGCTGATCTTCGTTTGGCTTCGTACCTGCAGGCATCAGGACCACAATCTGTTCTTGCATCCCAGTATTCTCGATCTCGATCTTGTCGTAGTGGACGTTGAGCACTTCAAGGCATAGCTTGATTGCAGGAATGTTGCCAGACTTAGCCTTGTGGTAGAGAGCCGTCAGCACTTCGGTCAGGTTCTGCCCAATCACAGCGCGAGCCAAGACATAGACTTCGGACCAAAATCCTGGCTCAAGCTCCCACTGAGCAAGCGTGTCCTCAGTGACACCCATGATCTTAGAAAACTGCGTCTTTGTTCGACAACCTATAGGGCGCAGCTTTTCGAGCATCCCAAGCCAGTCGATATACTTTCGCTGTTGCTCAGACCACGCAGACATATCACACCTGCCCTAGAATCTGCCCTCCAAGTTCTTCTCCATCATAGCAGGAAAGTTTGCTTATGTCAACAATGGCCGTTTGCGTCTCTCCAAGATCGGCGCGGTCAAAATCAAATTGCGCCGGCCCATCGAGGGACGGGCCAAGACCCTGACCATTCGACGGGGTAGCGTCAGTAATTGGTACGCCTGCTTCTCTTGTGAGACCCAAGTCAAGCTGTTGCCTGTCTCCACCAAAATGGTTGGTATTGACCTGGGCCTGACCACGTTTGCCACGCTGTCTAACGGTGAGAAGATTGAGCGCCAACGGTGGATAAAGCGGGATGCTAAAGACAGCGCCCGACTTCAACGTAAGAAGGAACGGCTGACTAAGGGTAGTCCTGAGCGCAAGAAGGCTGTTTGCGCTTTGCAACATGCTTACCAGCGTCAGACTAACCGACGCAACGACTTTGCGCACCAAGAGTCGCGCAGGCTTGTGAACCGTTATGGCCTGATCGTTTTTGAGGACCTGGATATTCAAGGGATGCAAGAGAACGGGAATCGCACCATCAATAAGGGCATTGCGGACGTGGCCTGGGCTAAGTTCATGCAGTACACGCAGTACAAAGCG